TCGGAGGCCAACAATGTCATCACTCAAAAACAGTCTTCTCTTGATTCTGCTATTCGTGCTGGTAGGTTGCGGCTCCCGTCCACAAGTTGTGTACAAGCCCCCGCAAATGCCCCCACTCCCGCCGGAGATAGCCCAAAAGAAAGAAGTGAACCTGTCAGACAGGTTTATGAAACTTCTGACTCCGAACGAGCAACCCTCGCAGCCATTGCCGAAATCATTGCCCAAGGCGACAGAAACACGGCCCAATTGAATGCGTGTATCTCAGCTTACGAAACTGTTAGGCAACAGATAAATGCGGTGAAGTAGGATGGTAAATCTTTTTGGCATTTACATAAGCACTATGCGCTTCTTCTGGAGTGTTGTAGTAACCAAGATGCTTTCTTTTGCCATCAAAAGATATAGAGGCAGCCCATTTTTTAGTGTGTTTTGGTTTTGTAACTCCAAGCAAACCACAAGATACATTATTGCTATTTGCAGAACTACGATTTCGCCCATTAATTTTGTCATCTGCAAGGCGAAGATTGATAATTCTGTTATCAGTTTTTATTCTATTAATATGATCTATGTGCTGTGGAGGCTCTTGTTTATAAACCATCGACCATGCAACTCGATGAGCATATTTAAGTTTTCCTTTATGAGGAAATACAACATAGCCATTTTTTGCAATACATCCTATTGCTTTGGTCGGTTTTTTTATTCGGTAAAAAATTCCAGTTTCTTGATCGTAGATAAGATCAGTAAAATCATTGTTGCTCATGCTGTTGCACCTTTATGCAATGGTTTGAGAAGTAACGGCTCGGTGTTGACGCATCGGGCCGTTGCGCCATTATAAGGAGTAAAGCCATGGTAACCGCTGAACAACTGAAAAAACTCCACATTGGTGCTGAGTGGGTTGATGCCCTCAATGAAACCTTCAACACTTTTGGCATTAACACACAGCGCCAGCAAGCTGCCTTTATCGGGCAGTGTGGACATGAGTGCGGTAACTTTAGAACCCTTGAAGAGAACCTCAACTACAGGGCTGAAACTTTGATGAAGCTGTGGAAGGCAAGGTTTCCAACGATAGAGATTGCCAATCAGTATTCCAAAAATCCTAAGAAGATTGCTAACAAGGTGTACAGCAGTCGTATGGGAAACAGAGATGAGGCATCTGGTGACGGGTATCGGTTCAGAGGCCGTGGGTGCATCCAATTGACAGGCCATGCAAACTACTTCCATGCTGGTCAAGCACTGGGAGTTGACTTTGTGATGGAGCCTGACCTTGTGGCAACGCCCAAGTATGCGGCACTCACTGCTGGATGGTTCTGGTCAACCCACAATTGCAACAATCTTTCGGAAGCTGCTGATTGGGTTGGACTTACCAAGAAGATTAACGGTGGAATAATCGGCCTAGATGATCGCGTAAAGCATACAAATGAGGCTTTTGCGGTTCTTGGTTCTTGATGCTTTGAGCAAGCTGTTGGCGTAGCCAAGCAACTCCTCCCAGGCGCACCCATTCCTTGTATTCAGCGGGTCTGAGTCGTGCGCTTACAGTCTTGTTCACAAAGGTTAAATCAGTCTTAGGTCTTGGCATTTCAGTCCTCATTAAGTGCCATCCAAACCATCAGGCAAACGCCGCCAATGGCTAACGCAATGCCAAGGAACCCTATGGCAAAGATAGTGATGATTGTCTCAATCACAACACTCCCCGCATTTCCCACCCCGCTAGAAAATAATTCCATCGTCCTTGCATAGCAGGGTTGGTGTACTTGTCGTTTGTCATTGCTAAATCGGATTCTGTGTAGCCCTTTGAGGACATAAGTGCGTGGAATACTTTTCGTGCTTTCATGTGTTCTCCTTTGGTGGCATTTCTGGGCAAGGCATCCAATACAGTGGATGATGTTTTACGCTGTTTCCATTAGATGCTAACCAATGAAAAGTACCGGGATTTAATTTGTCTTCATAAAATGTTGCTGCATGGGGAACAAATTGATCTGCCCACGCAACAATACAACGCTGTTTAAATTCTGGCAGTTGATCTGCACTTTTAATCCATTTCATTTCTTCATGTTCCTTACAAAAGCCGCAAACGATTGCACTGTGTCTCTGCCAAATGCACCAGCAAACTTGTCTATCTCACGGGCCACTTCTTCAATCACTTCATTCCTGGCATTGTTCTCAGCGTATCGCATGATCTGGTGCTTGCGTGAGCCTTGCAGCCCCCAATCACCTTGGCGCTTTGCCAGTTCATCAAATGCTTCATCTTCTTCAGTTTTCATGCGTTCACCTTGAGTTTGGTTTCAAGCAACTGTTTAACAAGTGCTGCTGGGGCTTTGTGAGCCTTTAGAACAGACCCAATCAACGCATTCATTGCCTTGGCATTGCCACCCACCACTTGCTTTGCCAAGTCAGATTGACAAGCAGTGTCTATTGCTGATTCCAGTTCTGGCGGCATATTCTTCAAGATTTTGCGTTGTTCTTGTAAGGCTTTCTTTCTGCGAGTTGTCCCAGGTGCGGAAACCTTACGCTTGCCAGCCATGTATCTCATTGCACAGTTTTGTTTTTCAGCAAGTGTTGTTGCAAATCCTTGCATTTCGCAACGACTTACATACCAAAGAATTTCATGGCGTTTCTCCCAATGTGGAGTTCCATGCACCACATCCCAAATGTCTCCTACTACTTGCCAATAGTAGTTAGTTGTCTTGTTCATATCCCCACCTTGGCTTTGTAGCAAACTTCCATCTCAAGTTGCTTGATTTGCTGGCGCAAGATTTCATTCTCTTTCTTGAGTTCTTTGTCCCCCATCTTGCGTTCCATCTCAGCACCAGCCGCATAACCAGCCAGCACCCCAGAGGTGGCGGCTTGGCGGGTGTAAGTCTGGATGTCCATAGAGGTCAGGATGCCAGCAAACCCCTTTGGAGTCAGCTTCTTCACGATGCCTTCAATCTCATCTTTAAGAGCCTTGTTCATCTTTCACCTCCATCATCTTTTCGGCAAGTGCATAAGCAAGTTGGGCAATGTGATCTTCATCTGCACTCTCGTATAAATCTGACACCAGCATTGCCGCCATTGCTTTGGCAGCAAAGTAGTCCAGAACTGTCAGGTTCTCCAAGTTGCCACCAGTTCTCATATCCAACCCAGGATGGTGAAGGCAACGAGGCAAATGACTCCAATGGCGCAGACAACCATCACAACCCCATCAGTGTTGACTGTTGGGGCGCACTTCTCGATGGGACAGGCCCAATCACAACTGTTGGGGAAAGCCTCATTCAAGGTGCGGGGGTACATTCTGGTGGTGGGGTTGAAATCTTTGAGCATGGTTTATCTCCAATGGTTTAAAACTGTGGCAAGGTCTTTGGTGGACACAATCAACTCGTCCAGGCGCATGGACTCATCAGCAACAACAAACAAGCCTGGGCCTCGTTTAGTGCGGCCCCAAGCGTCTTTTCTGTTCACATTAGACAAGTCGCCTTTGCGAACTGCGTTGTAGACTTGGTGAGAGGTATACCCCTCATCCAGACAGTCACGCATCGTCCTGGGGACTCGACAAAAATCTATCAGCATCTTCATCCTCCTGTTGAGTTGGTTGATCGTCTGGATCAAAGTTGGTTTGGCGGGTGAGGATTTGACCCCACCGCCATTCTTGATAGTCTTCTGAGTACATTTAATATTCGTACTCAAGGCGCTCAGAGAAAGATGGGTTCCAACCATTTTCAAAAGCGTTAGATTGCGCCCAACGCATAACCCATTCGTGAGCAGTAAGGTTGCGTGAGTCATTGACTTCCCAGTCATTTGCGTCAGCAGTAATTTCAATGGTTTCTGCTAATGACAAATCCATGCCCAACTGAGCATAAATTTTGTGGGTTTCTGAACGAGTAATCATCTCAAATTCTCCTAGAAGGGTTTGTGTTGCTGACAGATGTGATCATACAGACATGGACTATCTAGTCAACTAACCATCTATTTAATCCCCACAGTTTACTGGGTTATTTAATCACTAAACATTTGACCACTTAGTCCATGTCTGCTAGGATCGGCAATTATGAACACACAAACCATGCAACAGATTGAAGATTTGCGACTCAAGGCAGAGGCGGCAGGGTACTCCCTCGCTGATGTCTCTCGCCATGCGGGGATTGACCCTTCCCAGGTGTCTCGTTACGCAGTGGGTAGAACCATACCACTCCTGACCACCATGAGGAAGCTAGAAGAGTCAGTGGATTCCCTGATCAAGACCCGCCTGGAGGCCATACAAGGGGTTTCTGAGGGCGTGAATCCATGACCCGCATCATTGGCATTGACCCAGGTCTTTCTGGCGCAATTGCTGTTTTGCAGGGTGATCTTTTGGACATCATAGATATGCCTACCCTGACCATTGAACGCAATGGGAAGTCAAAGCGTCAGGTTTCAGCATCTGATCTGGCTCAGATCATCAAGAGATTTGCCCCAGATGATGTGAATCCCACTGTTGCCTTCTGCGAACGGGTGGGTGCAGTAAGTGGGCAGGGGGTGACAAGTGTCTTTAGCTTTGGGCGTAGCTTTGGCATGATCGAGGGCATCCTCGCCACTCTACAGATTGCAACCACATTTGTGCCACCAGCCACTTGGACAAAGGGTGTTGGGCGTAGCCCTGGCAAGGATGCGTCAAGAGCCAGAGCAATGGAGTTGTTCCCTGCCCATCAGTTGATGTTTAGTAGGGTCAAGGATGATGGCAGAGCAGATGCGGCTTTGATTGCTTATTGGGGGCAGAAGAATTATGGATGACGCAGAAAGAACTGCCATGCGTGACCACATTGTGTGGCTCACCCAACAGCTTGAACTTGCAAGGCTCCAGAACAGGGAAAGAACCGCCTTATTGCGCCGAATGCTTGACCCTGAAGACCTTGGTTTTGCAGTCTCCAATGAAGTCAAGTCTCTCGTTTACCAACTCCTCATCTCAGACCTTGAAGCAGAAAGAAACGCATGGAACAGATAAAACTTAGACCTAGTGCAGCCTCTCGTTGGCTCATCTGCCCTGGCAGTGTTGCCTTGTCAGCATCAATGCCCTACCAAGAGTCTGGTGAGGCCGCAAAGATTGGTACTGCCATTCATTCTTTGGCAGAGTCGTGCTGGCAACTCTCGCTAAACCCCTTGGAATTTGTTGGGTCTACAGTTGATGGCATCACCATCACAACTGAGAACGCTGAGTTCGCACAGGCCCACCTCGATGAGATCAAACGCATCGAGACTGAGACAGGCGGGAATGTGATGATCGAGCAGTACCTGAGTGCCTTTGATGAGCCTCACGCCAAGGTTGGTGGCACTGCTGATGTGGTTGGCTGGAACGCCAACAAACTCATCATTGCAGACCTGAAAACAGGTATGGGCTATGTTGATGCCGATAGTGACCAGATGAAGATTTATGCCATTGGAGCAATCAACAAAAGCAAGAAGATGTTTGACATTGTGGAGATGCGAATTGTGCAACCCAGGGTTGGCCCTGTTCGCACCTTCACCATGTCAGGGCATGAATTAACAGAGTGGTATTCCAACACTTTGGGGCCAGCAATCGATGCCATCTCCTCACCAAACCCGCCCTACAACCCCTCCCCTGATGCTTGCCAATGGTGTCCAGGCAAGGCTGTATGCCCCACACAGAAGACCTCATTTATTGAAGTCGCAGTGGCTCCTAACTTGCCCACTCTGTCTGATGAGGAGATCGGTGCAATGCTCACCAAGGTTGAGATTGCAGAGGGTTACATAAAGGCTTTGCGTGAATACGCAGTTGCCAGAATCAAGGATGGTGCAGTCATCAAGGGCTGGCAGATGGTTCCCAAACGAGCAACCAGGACATGGGTCAATGAGGCTCATGCTGGATCAGTGTTGGGTGAGTTGTTGGCTTTCGATAAACTTTACCCCCAAGAACTGATCTCCCCCGCCGCTGCTGAGAAGTTGCTCAACAAAGAAGATAAGTACCTGATCACAGACTTAACCGCAAAGGTGAGTTCTGGATTGACCCTTGGTCGTGCCGCTGGCATAGGTGAATGAATTGTTGCAAGTCGCAACAATAAGGCGCACCAGTAGGTGCATTTTTAAACTTTGAAAAAGGAAAATTCCATGTTAAATCTCTCAAACTCTGGCGGTGGTGGTAACTACATTCGCTTCTCACCTCAAGCAAATGCTTGGTCAAACTCTGATGGTGAGTTCCAACTCAAGAAGTGTGTGTTCGACATCGATGCCCTGCAAACGGGTTGGATGCTCATAGCCACTGGTGTCTACGAATTCCAGGCAGACGCATCATTAGGCAAGAAAGGCCCACAACCCTCACCTGAACATAAGAGAGGCTTCAAGGTAAAGTTCTACAACAAAGAGATGGGTGCTGTCGAGTGGTCAGCCAATGGTGTAGGCCACAACATGGGCCTGGAAGAACTCTACAAGGCTTGCTCAGTAGATCGTGCCGCAAACCCCGACAAGTTGCCTGTGGTCGAGTACACAGGCTCACGCCCTGAGAAGGTGGGTAAGGGAACCACAAGGGTTCCACAGTTCACAGTGTCGGGTTGGGTTGCAAGGCCAGCAGGGTTGGATGCTGATCCCCATGAGGGTGACTTCATCAAGAGTGTGGCCTCTGCTCCTGCACCAGCCGCTAAAGCGGCTCCGGCAAAGCCAAGCGTTAACCTTGACGATGACGAGATGTTTGCCTAATTGCCACTAGAAGGGCTTTACCAGAGTCGATAAAAAGACTCTGGTTTTTTTGTCTCTAAGAAGACTGAGGAGATGTTTTGAACAAGATCGAATTTGGTGATTGCAGGGAAACCATGCGGAGATGGAAAGAACAAGGCATAAAAGCCCAGACTTGCGTTACTAGTCCGCCTTACTTTGGATTGCGTGACTATGGGCATGACGGGCAATTAGGGCTAGAAGAAACCCCAGAGGATTACATCAAAGCAATGGTCGAGGTGTTTCGCTGTGTGTGGGATGTGCTGGAGGATGATGGGACACTGTGGTTAAACATTGGGGATAGCTACTGCAACAGCAATGGATTTGCCAGAGCAAGCCCAGAATATCAGCGTGAAGGCAGAAACAATATGCCAGCAAATGACCGCAAGCTAGACAAGTTGCATGAAACAGGATTAAAGACCAAAGACCTTATTGGCATACCTTGGATGCTGGCGTTTGCACTCAGGGCTGATGGCTGGTATCTACGCCAAGACATCATCTGGCACAAGCCTAACCCCATGCCTGAGAGCGTGACTGATAGATGCACCAAAGCCCATGAATACATTTTCTTGATGAGCAAGTCGCAGAAGTATTACTACGATGCTGATGCGATTAGAGAGCCTCATAAACGATTGTGGGATGAGTCTAATGGTGGAAATATGTCTGGTGTTGGTCATAAAAAAAATGGAAAAATAGAAACCAATCAAAGACATCCAAATGATTATCCATTGCCAAATGAACTTGGAGCAAACAAACGCAGTGTCTGGACTATCAGCACCAAACCCTACGCTGGCGCACATTTCGCAGTATTCCCATCAGACTTAATTGAACCTTGCATTCTTGCTGGCGCACCTGTTAGCGGCATAGTCCTTGACCCATTCATGGGAAGTGGCACAACGGCGCAAGTGGCGCAGAATCTTGGGCGGCAATACATTGGCTGTGAATTGAACCCTGCCTACATGAAATTGCAGAACATTCGCACAGCACAACAATCATTAGTCTTGGAATAACTCATGCAAGCAGAACAAATAGCCCAAGCATTAGGCAATGCCAAAAGGGTCAACGGGCAATGGGTGGCCTCTTGCCCTGTACCTTCTCATGGGCAGGGTAAAGGGGACAGGAATCCCTCCCTTTCAATCTCTGATGCGGATACCGATGCCATGGTACTCTTTAAGTGTCATGGCGGGTGTGATCAAGATTCAGTCTTCAGAGCCGTGAAAGACATGGGACTACTCCCAGAACTACCCCCCAGGCCACATCCACTAGACAACCTCAAGCCTTTCGTGCCTGTGGTGTCTGCCCTGCCACCCACCAACCCAAGTAATCTTGAGCATGAGTGGCATTACACAGATGAGGATGGCATTACCCTATTTATCAAGCAACGATTCAAAACAAACACAGAAAAGGGCAAAGATTACAGGCTTGTCAGGGTGATGCCCGATGGGTCACGGGTTAACAGGCTTGGGGACGCAAGGATAGTTTGCTACAACTTGCCAGCAGTGATTGCTGCGGTGGAATCTGGCAGGGCCATTTACCTCTGTGAAGGGGAAAAGGCTTGTGATGCCCTGATAGGGTTGGGAGTCGTAGCCACCACAAGTCATGCGGGTTCAGGCTCCTGGCCTACAGAACTCACCCAATACTTTGTCAATGCCAATGTGGTGGTGGTTCCAGACAATGACCAACCAGGGTGGAAGTACGCCAAGAAAGTGGTGGAATGCCTACTTGACGCACCAGTGAGATCAATCAGGGTGATTGACCTTAACCTCCCATTCCCAGGAGATGATGCCCATGAGTTTGTGGGTATGGGCTACGGGAAGATGGAATTGGCGCAGTTGGCAAAGGAAGCGCAATCTCTGAAATCTGTCCATGAAGTGTTTGTACCTGAACACATCTTGGCTTTAACCGCTACAGAGCCAGTTACGCCAGAAATGCCAGAAGTCGCTGAAGTTGAATCTGGCGCAAGTTCTGGAGACAAACCCAAGAAATCTTATGTGATCGAGTCTTGGGATGACATCCAAGACCAGCCCGTTGAGTGGCTCATTGAGGGAGTGCTGCCTAAGAAGTCTTTTGTGGCCCTGTATGGCCCACCCGCCAGCTTCAAGTCTTTTGTGGCTTTGGACATGGCCTATTCGGTGGCATCAGGTGTGGAGTGGATGTCAAACCCTGTCAAGTGTCCAGGCGCAGTGCTGTATATATGCGGTGAAGGGCATGGAGGAATGGGCGCAAGGATTAAGGCTTGCAAGATATTCAAGAACTCTCAAGGTGGTGAACCCCTCTTTGTGATCAGGAACCAGATTAACCTGAGATCAAACCATGATGACTTTCTAGCCCTGATTGAGTCGATTGACGCAATGCTTACAAGCCATGAATTGTCGTTATCTCTGGTGATTATTGACACTTTGGCTAGGTCTTTTGGGGGTGGGAATGAGAACTCCAGTGAAGATATGGGTGCATTTATCACGCAATGTGGGAGATTGATGGATAGATACCAGTGCACTTTGATGCTGTTGCACCACTCTGGCAAGGACATAGCTAAGGGTTTAAGGGGACATTCTTCCCTTCTTGGGGCCGTGGATACAGAGTTGGAACTGGTCAGAGTTGACTCAATGATCAAGTCAACAGAGATTGCAGGGCAGGGAATCTTGACCATAACCAAGCAAAAGGATGGGGAAGATAACCGCAAGATCGGGTTTGAGGTAGTGCCCGTGGTGCTGAAATCTTCAGGGATTGGCTTAGATGACATTACCAGTTTGGCGGTTCAATCGTCAGATTCTGTGGTCAGGGATCGCCAGGAACAGGCTAAAAGTGGGCGTGGGAGTAAGGCTGGAAAGGGTAAAAATCAGCGTTTAGAGATGCAAAGTCTGAAAATTGCGATGAACTCTAAAGGTTACAGTTCTACTACGCCAGAGGGTTTCAAGAAGGTGGTGGATGTGGACAATTGGAGGCAAGAATTTGGCCTAATGGTGCGTGAAAAGGACACTTCAGATGATACTTTCAACAAGGCTTGGGTGCGTTGTAAGAAGAATTTACAGGAGTCGGGACAGGTTAGAGTGAGGGGAAATCTGGTCTGGATGGTACGGGATGAAGACCAAAAAGAGGAGTTTTAGGATTGTTAACAATCGGACAAATGGACAAATGAGGGACAAATGTCCGCCATTTGTCTGTCTGGAGTAGGACAGACAAATGACAAATCCTATAAGGATGTCATTTGTCCTGTCTCCAGATGTCCTGATGCGTCAGTTATCTGTAAGTATTGTTTTTAAGTGATGAAAGGATTTTGATCGTGGATAAGTCTAAAAGATTGAAGTTGCCCCGTGGAGCCATGCCTAGTTTTCCTGCTGACCCTTTTGATGTTCATGCGGAGAGTTTGCTTGTGGACTTGGAGCGTGTTCGGGGTGAAATGAATGCTAAGTGGGGAAGTGGGAGACTGTATACTTTAGTTGATTCTGGGTTTCGGGAAAAATTGTGGTTGCAGACAGAGAGAATTTGGGCTGCACAGAAATCCAGAGACATCGAAAAGATGGATAAGGCGGTGGCTGGACTGATCAAGGGATACAAGTTGCTGGATGCTTGGGGCATTGAAAATGTGATCCCCTTGAAGCCAGATGCACCAGGGATTGAAAAAGAGATGGATGACGGGTCAATCTTGGTTGTGGTCAAAGATGATCAGGATGCTAAGATTTATGAGAACTTCTACGGGTCACGGGAAAAACACTTGTGGACAATGGCTGAGATCGAAATCCTCCTCCAAGCTCCAGTTCTCCAAGAAGTTATCAAGTACAAGAAACTTTATCGAGGTTCCAAGATGACTAAGCTAGACAAGCAACCTGGGAAGTTTCCAGATGGTGGTGCGACAGGCTTTGATGATGTGGTCAATGATTTGAGCTTTGAGGGTGATGGTGAGGTGGTTAGAAGGTATTTGGGGCCAGGAGAGGGAGCCAAGGATGGCAAAGTCAAGGCTTGATACAACATTCTTCAGGCGAATCCTGACCGATCCAGATCGAGAGATCATGCTTTGTGCTGGTTCGGGTGATCTGACCACAGGATTTCGGGAGATTCTTTATGTCTACCAATACCTGTGGAGCATTGGCTACAGGCCCGATATGGATGTAAATGTGCTGATGCTTAACCCAGATATGTCCAAGCCCAAGAAAAGGGCTTAAACGGGCTTTAAATCGGTTCTGGCACTAATTTATGCCCAGGGTTTCTGACTAGCAAATGGTTGGAATTAACGAATGTCATCCAAATGGCGTTATGGCGACAATGTAATCCATTGGCGACTAGGATGACAATTTAGTCAGGCTACCTTACTAATGCACCATCCGCCCCTCATGCACTCCCCGCCGCCAGATCGAGCCTAAAACCATCGAGTTATCCACAGGCGAGTGGGCAAGGTCTGCCTCTTTTCTGTGCAACTTGCAGTTTTCTTACAAACCCCTGTGGATACCCTGTGCATATCCATGAAATAACTTAACATAATGGAGGTTGTACTGATTAGCGTGTGCATAACAGTAGGTGTAAACCCGTAGGTTTATCGTTTTGATAGGGGGGGAGGGGGTCGGTCTGTCGCCATGATTTTGATGGTTCCTCTCCCCCACCGAAAAAGCGAAATGAGACATAATGACGCATCAACCCCCTTTCCCGAAAGGAAAAAAAGTGGAAACCACCGATCAAGCGCAAACACAACAAGAACAACAGGCAGAGACACAAAGAAAAGCTGGCAGACCAAAAGGCGCAAAGAACAAAGCCATGACCATCCAGCGTTACGCTGACAACCCACCAGCCGTAATAGCCAAGACTGATTACGCAAGGCAAAAGGAGTTGCGGGATTTGCTCCTAAGGAGTGCTGGCAAGGATGTGACGCAGAAGGTCATCCAGATTGCGTTGAATGATGATCATCCAGGCCAGATGGCGGCTATTAAGATGTGCATGGACAGGACGCTGCCTGTTAGTATGTTTGAAAAGGACAAGGGTCAGAGGTCAGCAGTCACTATCAACATAACTGGCATTGGCGTGGACATAGACTCGCCCAAGGTGGTGGACATGGAGATTGAGGATGTTGAGGTTAAGTCATAATGGGTTCTTGTTGGTGTAAGCGGATTGGCCCCGTGGGAGTTTCTGTTCAGTTGCGCCCCACCCTGCCTTATGGGAGACACCAACAATCTACAGAGGATGATGGATAAATGGCTGATCTAAACTTCCCCCTCCTGCCCTGGCAGCAAGAAGTGTTTGCTGACAAGACGAGGTTCAAGGTGATTGCCGCAGGGCGGCGGTGCGGGAAGTCTAGGTTAGCGGCAACGACATTGATCATTGAAGCACTCAAGTGCCCTGCTGGAAGTGCGGTGCTGTATGTGTCGCCTACGATGGGTCAGTCACGCCAGATTATCTGGGATTTGTTGCTGGAGATCGGGCGAGAGGTGATCTCTGGGAGCCATGTCAATAATCTTGACATCACCATGATCAATGGGGCCAGGATATATGTTCGTGGTGCGGACAGGCCAGACACTCTGCGTGGTGTGTCTTTGACTTACGCAGTTTTGGATGAGGTTGCGGACATTAAGCCAGAGGCTTGGGAGCAAGTTATTAGGGCTTCTTTGTCAGACAAAAAGGGCCGTTGCATGATGATCGGCACTCCCAAGGGAAGAAATTGGTTCTATGATATGTTCAACCTGGGCAAAGATGGAACTGACCCAGAGTGGAAGTCCTGGCACTTCACAACCCAAGACAACCCATTGATAGACCCAACTGAGATTGAGTCTGCCAAAAAAACGCTGAGTTCATTTGCTTTCAAGCAGGAATACTTGGCATCCTTTGACAATGCAGGAAGCGATGTTTTTAAAGAAGATTGGATCAAATATGGTGTGGAACCTGAGTATGGTAGTTTCTTCATTGCAATCGACTTGGCAGGATTTGAAGAGGTGGCTAAACAAGCTGCTAACGCGAAAAAAAGACTAGATGAGAGCGCCATTGCAGTGGTCAAAGTCACTGATGATGGCAAGTGGTTTGTCAAAGAGATCGATCACGGCAGATGGGACATTCGGGAAACTGCTGCCAAAATCCTGATGAAGATGCGGGATTACAGGCCAATTTCGGTGGGAATCGAGCGTGGGGCGCTTAAAAACGCTGTTTTGCCGTACCTCAGTGACCTGATGCGGAAAAATAATGTATATTCCCACATAGTTGACCTAACGCATGGCAACAGGAAAAAGACAGACAGAATCATCTGGAGTCTCCAAGGGCGGTTTGAGCATGGGCGAATTGTGCTGAACTCTGAAGAAGATTGGGATGATTTCACCGATCAACTCTTGATGTTTCCTGCCAATGGCGTACATGATGACTTGCCCGATGCTTTGAGTTATATTGACCAATTGGCTGTAACATCTTACTTTGAGAGTGAAGAAGATGAAGAGTGGGAGCCTGTAGACATCATATCGGGGGTTTAATGAACGAGGAAATGAACCAAAATGAATCCAGCATAGTCAAGGGACTATTTGGAGACTATTTGGGAATTTCTAGTTATGGCAACCTTGCACCTTATGGGTTTCGCAATTTTGAATCTGTAAAGGATGAGCCACAGGTAAAAGGAAAAGGGTTTTTTGGCCCAATTCCTACATCACAAGGCGATCCAATGACTGAACTGTCATCTTCCTTTGATGTAAATGGTCGCACTATTCAATATCCTTTGATAGTTCCTACTCTTAGCGCACAAGAAATTGATATTTTGAGTCGTGGTGGTGAGCCAACCTCAGAGATTTACGATAAAGCAGAGCGTTTTGCCTTGTATCGAATTCAACAAGGATTGAGTCCTTTTGCAACGCCTCAAGATTTAAGGATGCCAGCACCTCAAACCTCCCCCATGTACAGCGATCCCTTTGGCAATACAATCGGTTCGTCTATAAGGTAACACTATGGCAACAGATAAAGAAGTCAAGCTAGAGCAAAATGAGTTTTATGAGCCTACTGAGGCTGATAAAGACCTGACTGATTTTGTTACTGACCATTGCAACCGCTGGCGTGACTACAGAGACACCAACTTTCTTCCTGATTGGCTTGAGTACGAGCGAATCTTTCGTGGACAGTGGGCATCTGAAGACAAAACCCGTGAGTCTGAGCGTTCACGCATCGTAACCCCTGCCACACAACAAGCTGTAGAGACTCGCCATGCTGAGATCATGGAAGCAATCTTTGGTCAAGGCGAGTTCTTTGACATTCAAGACGATATTCGGGATGTGAACAACAACCCAATTGATGTTGGAGTCCTAAAAGCCCAGTTGATGGAGGATTTCAAGCGGGACAAGATTCGCAAATCCATTGATGCCATTGAGTTGATGGCAGAAATCTACGGCACAGGCATTGGCGAGATTGTCGTTAAGACTGAAAAGCAGTTTGTACCCTCTACTCAGGCAATTCCTGGGCAAATGGGTCAAGCCGCCATTGGCGTAGTGGAAAAAGATCGTATTTCGGTCAAGATTTCACCTGTAAATCCAAAGAACTTCCTTTTTGACCCCAATGGAACCTCAGTTGATGACTGCATGGGTGTGGCAATTGAAAAGTACATCTCTATTCACAAGATTGTTGAAGGCATTGAGCGTGGTATCTACCGCAAAGTAGACATTACGCCCACTTATGAAGATACTGACTTGGAACCCACCCAAGAGGTGAGTCAGTATCAGGATGAAAAGGTATTGTTGCTGACCTACTATGGTCTGGTTCCCCGTGAGTACCTAGAGAACCTTGAGGAAAACAAGAATATTGTTGATTTGTTTCCTGAGAGTTCCGCTGCTGAAGAATATTCAGACATGGTTGAGGCCATTGTCGTAATTGCCAATGATGGGCAGTTGCTCAAAGCAGAAGCAAATCCTTACATGATGAAGGATCGTCCTGTTCTGACCTACCAAGATGACACTGTTCCCAATCGTCTGCTTGGGCGTGGCACAGTGGAAAAAGCCTTTAATATGCAAAAGGCTATTGATGCTCAGATTCGTTCCCACTTGGATTCATTGGCGCTGACCACCAGCCCCATGATTGCAATGGATGCAACCCGTCTGCCCCGTGGTGCTAAGTTTGAAGTCAAACCTGGGAAGGCCATTCTCACCAATGGCGCACCTTCAGAGATTCTGTATCCATTCAAGTTTGGGCAGACTGATGGCAACAACCTAACCACTGCCAAGGATTTCGAGCGAATGCTCCTGCAATCCACGGGAACTTTGGATTCTCAAGGCATGGTCAGTGCTGGTGCTAGAGATATGGGCCAAGGTGGTATGTCGATGGCAGTTGCCACCATCATCAAGAAGTACAAGCGTACTCTGGTGAACTTCCAAGAAGACTTCCTAATCCCCTTCATTCAGAAGGCGGCTTTCAGGTATATGCAGTTTGACCCAGAGCGTTACCCATCTGTGGACATGACCTTCATTCCTACTGCTACTCTGGGCATCATTGCCCGTGAGCATGAGCAACAGATGTTCATTGGTTTGCTCCAGACCCTTGGCCCCAATACTCCTGTGTTGCCATTGATTCTGAAGGGTGTTTTGGCTAATTCTTCACTGACCAACCGCTATGAGTTGATGGAGCAGTTGGACAAGATGAGTCAACCCAACCCGCAAGCAGAGCAAATGGCTCAGATGCAACAGCAATTGGCTATGCAAGCTGCACAGGCTCAGATTGCAGTTAATACAACTCAAGCCGAACAGAATCGGGCAGAGGCTCAGAAACTGTCGATTGAGGCTCAGTTGATGCCCCAAGAAGTACAAGCCAAGAACATGGCGGCAATGACTAAGAACCTGCCAAACCAAGATGATGCTGGTTCAAAAGAGTTTGATAAGCGGGTTAAGATTGCTGAATTGATGCTGAAAGAAGCTGACATTAAGAACAAGTCCAAGATTGTTGAGTTGCAAATGGCAGACAAGAAGGGCAAAATGTCGAGCGTTGAAGATGAGTTTCTCAATCGTCTTTCAAGGGAATTGACCTAAATGGACATCGCCGATCTTGAGCGTAAGCTAGGAATTGATGGAATCTCTGCTGAACAGCAGATGGAGATCATTACTGCTTTGCAACAATCTGCCGCAGAGAAGATTGCTAAGGCCAAGAGCGAGTCTATTGGCAAGGGCGCTGAACTTGTTATCCAAGGCTTGAAGAAGATCAAGTCAGACATGGAGCAAAAGTTTGCTCAGTTGAATGGCGAGATTCAGAGCAAAGTTGCCTCTGTACAAGATGGACAGGATGGCAAGAATGGAAAAGATGGACGAGATGGCAAGCAAGGGCCAGCAGGGTCAACGGGGCCAGCAGGACGAGATGGTATTCCTGGGCGTGATGGAGTTGATGGCGCTAACGGCATTGGTGTTGCCTCTGCTCGCATTGATTTTGATGGTAGCCTTGTCATCACTCTTGATGATGGTCGTGAGATTAATGTTGGTGAGGTTGTTCCTTTTGATGTTGCTGAACGCATCAAAGTTATTACCAATGGTGGCGGTACTTCTCAGTCTGTACTTGATACTCTAGCAAGTCTCCAGTCTCAAATTACGGCTCTGTCTGGATTTGTAAACTACAAAGGCACTTGGAACGCATCAACCAACACGCCCACCCTTGTTTCTAGCGTAGGAACAAAGGGAGACTACTATGTTATCTCTGTAACAGGTTCAACCAATCTCAATGGAATTACGACTTGGACGCAAGGCGATTGGGCCATCTTTAATGGCACTGCTTGGGAGAAAGTTGATAACACTGACCTTGTAACTTCAGTTGCAGGGCGTACTGGTGCTATTACTTTGACCACTGCTGACATTAGTGGTCTTGGGACAATTGCTACTCAAGCGGCAAGCAATGTCTCCATCACTGGTGGATCAATCACAGGTATCACAGATTTAGCAGTTGCTGATGGTGGTACTGGAGCATCTAATGCTGGTGATGCCAGAACCAATCTAGGGTTGGTCATAGGAACAGATGTTCTGTCTCCAAGTGGCTCGGCTGCAAGTCTGACCTCATTTCCTACTTTCAACCAGAACACCACTGGCACAGCATCTAATGTGACGGGTACTGTTGCAGTTTTGAATGGTGGTACAGGTGCAACTACTACATCTGGGGCCAGGACAAACCTTGGTTTGGTCATTGGTACTGATGTATTGGCTCCTAATGGGTCAGCGGCATCTTTGACCTCATTTCCCACATTCAATCAGAATACCACTGGAACTGCGGCATCTACACCTAAACTCTTGACTACAAACTTCACGATTGAAGAAAGTGGTGGAAAGTTGATATTCAAGTATGGGGCAACGACAATTGCATCAATGT